GCTTCGTGCACGTCGATCACGTCCTTGATTTCATAGAAGTCGTCGGGATCGAGGTTGTCGACCAGGGCGACGCGTTGCGCGAGATCGAGCCCCCGGATCGGCGCGTCGTCGCCGGCGAGATTCCAGTCGACGAGAAACGCGGCGACCTTCGCGAGCCCGATCCGGTGCGGGTCCGGGATCCGCTTGACGGTGCCGTCTTCCTGCTCGACGAGCTCCGAACAGACGCGGTACGACTCGCGCTGTTCGCCGATGTTCAGGCGGCGCCGCACGACGAGCGTGTCGCCGTTGCCGAGCGTCAGGATGTCCGTTTGTGGCGCAACAAACCGGGATCGGGTCATGTCAGCTTTCCGGCGGCCCCAGGACCGCGCTCAACGTTGTCGGGGCCAGCGTCACCGAGAGCACCGGCCAACAGAAATAGCCGCCCTTGCGCGCGGCCGTGAATTTGAGATCGCGCTGGCGGAGTTGAAAAGCGTCGGCGCGTTGAAGGACGGCCGACAAGCTCCACTGGCCTTTCGGCGTGCGGCGTACCGTCCACGACTTGCAGACGGCCGCGGTGTGGTACCCCCACACCACGGTCGCCTCGAGCCCCGAGAGGGTGACGTCGCCGGCGAACATCGGTCAGGCGTGCGCCCCGACGGCCCAGGCCGTGCCGCTCCAGTTCGCCTTGCTGCCGTCGCCCAGGAGGATGTACTGGCCCGTCGTCCAGGCCGTCGCCGGCGTCGCGGTGACACCCGTGAGCGCGGCGAAGTTGGCCGGTGGCATCGCGCCGGACGGTGTGAACGAGCCCAGGCCGGTACCGGGTCCGGCGCCGGTCGCCACGACTTCGCCGGGTACCGCCCAGTCGCCCGACGCTTTGAAGTTGCCCGTTACCTTCGGCGCGTTCATCGAACAATCGATCGACGCGTCCATGTAGGCCGGCCCCTTCCAGATGTACCCGGGCTCGGTGGTGTTCGGCATCAGTTCGAGCGTGCCCGGCGTCGGCGACATGGCCGCCTTGAACAGCGCGAGCTCCTGCGAGTTCCAGAACCCGCCGAAGCTGCCGCCGATGTCCATCAGCCCCGGCACGTACACGCGGTTCGCGTCGCCGAAGCACGAGACGTCCTCGTAATCGGTTTTGAAGTCGCCCTTCCAGGTGTTGATCGAAATGATCTGGACGAGCGCCGAGGCCCCCGCCGGATCCCAGCTCACTTTGCCGTAGCGTCCGCTTTTGATCGACATTGCAGTCCTCCGTCAGTAATCAGGGCCACGACACGCGGACGCGGTAGTGCGCCCCGTAGTGATGCCAGGCGAGCGAGGCGTCGACGGGATCCGGGACGGGATCCTCGAGCATCGGCGGTTCGCGTTCGCAATCCATCCAGACAAAGCCCGGGACGGTGAGCGTCGCCAGGCCGAGCAGCTCGTCGATCCGGTGCGCCGCCGCTTTCATGTTCGCGATCGTCACGTCGCGCGACAGCCCGACGGCCTTGACCGCGTACAGCCGCTCCTCGATCGCGCGTTGCCCGAACACGGGTTCGTCGACGCCGTCCTGGAGCGTGACGAGCACGAAGCGCGTCAGGCCCGGCGCCGCGAGCCCGTACCACACGCCGTCCGGCATCAGCCCCTTGAGCGTCGCGTCGGCCTGGAGCGCGCCGACGACGGCCGTCGAGATCGCGCCGGAGTCCGGCCGGGTCATTCGTTCACCGTCACGGTTTCGGCGCCCGTCTTCACGACCTCGACGAGCTCCGCGGTGAGCGCGCGCCGCTGGCGCTGCATCGTCGGCACAAAGAGCTTGCCCGGCGCGTGCGGCCCCTGCGACGTCATGCCGCCCGACTCCCAGGCGCGCGCGTAGATCACGTCATTCCAGACGCGCCATTTCGGGTGCATGGCGTCCGTCGTGACGTCGCCGCGCTGCAGCCCGTCGCGCAGGGTGCCGGTAATCACTGTGTAGCCGCTGCGAATCGACTCGTAGGCGGCCTCGGCGGCGCGTTCGACCTGCTGCGCCGCTTCGCCGGCGGCTTGCATTGGCCACGCCTCGAGCTCCGCCTCGTATTCGTCGAGCCCCGTCCAGGTGACGCTCACTTGATGACCTCGGCGCAGACCAGGTCGGTTTCGATGTCGCGCTCGTCGCGGTTGGCGACATACACGACGTTGAGCGTCCGGTTTTCAAAGGTCAGCCGCGTTTGTGTCGTGATGCCCGGGTGATACCGGCCCTTGACGACGTGCGTCGCCTGGGCGAGCACCGAGCCGGCGCCGAGCGCCTCGAGATCGCGCGCGGTCGCCGGCGCAATCGAACAGGCCCACACCGTCGGATCGAGCGGCGTCCAGCCTTCCGTATACCCGCCGTCGGGGTCCGGCGTCACCGGGCCCGGCTCCTCGAGCACGACGAGTTGCCGATAGCTGCCGACACTAGGCAAGGGTGGGATCCCGGTGACGGCCGAGCAGCCGCTCGATCGCGGCCCAGACGTCGGCGTCGGGCGTCGCGCCGGAGCCCGACGGATCCATGTCGTCGCCGCGGTGTTCGTTCAGGTGCGTCGCGAACAGTTTGATCGCGTGCGCGACGGTTTTCGGAACCGTGGTCGGCGTCCAGGCCGGATCGGCCGATGCCGTGAGGTACGCCAGGATCGCGTCCTGCGCGGCGGCGCTGATCGCGGTGACGTCGGCGTCGTGCAACGCGTCGGTAATCCGAAGGTGCACTTTCATCTCCGGCAGGGGCACGAGCGGCGTGACGATCGAGACGCGACCGGGAAACGCGAGCGGCGTCGCCATTACTCGGTCCCTGCCATCGCGCCAACCGCGGCGGCGATTTCTTCCTCGGTCGGTCCGGGCGGCGCCGCGGCGGGTGCCGGCGGCGGCGTGGCAAAGGGCGCTGCCGCATCGCGCTCCGCGAGCGCCGCCAGGCTGAACATCTGTTGCTGCAAGTACACGACGTCGCCGCCCTCGACCGGCCCGAGCCCGTAGAACTTGCGCCGGATCTCGTTAATCGTGAGCGTGCCGGCGGCGTCCTTCGCCGCCTTCGACCGCGTCTCGGTATCCATCCAGATCAGCGCGTCGAGATCAAACTCGGTCCCGTAGGGCGCCGGGAGCTCGAGCCCCTCGTCGAGCGCGTCCTCGAGGCTGACCATGTGCACCTGGAGGCACTGCGCGTGGTACTGACGCTGCGTGGCTTCACTGTTCGCGTACGGCGGTTGTTTGGTCGAATCGACCATCGAGACGGGTACGCCGAAACAGCCGGCTATCGTGGCGACGGTGGCGTCGCGTTGTTCGGTCAATTGCGAGTCGACGGCGTTCGCGTCGATCGCCTGGTATTTCATGCCGTAGCCGACGATCGCGGTGTCGCCGGCGCCCAGGGCTTTCCATTGCTCCTTGAGGCGCGACGCGGTGTCGACGCCAATCTCGGTCGGCGCGACGAGCATCCCGGTCGGCCGGCCGCCCTTGCTGAAAAATCCCGCGCTCGCGTTCTGGATCCCGTTCGCGGTTTGCGCGGCGCCGCCGACGGCGTACAGCGGTGACAGGCCCACCAAAGGATGAAAGGCGCAATTCCAGCGGTCGTGGATGATCTCGGACGCCGGCGCCGCGATCCCCTCCGGCGGGATCCCGGCCAGGTCGGACGTGTCGAGTTGATAGAACACCGATCCGTCAGGCGCCACGAGCGGTGTCACCTTCGCCGGATCGAGCACGTACAGCGCGACCACGACGCCGCGCGCGTCGCGATCCTTCAGCACGTACGTATTGCCCCAGAGCAATTTGCTGATCGTCCATTGCTCTTTGAGTTGGGCGAACGTCTGATAGCGGTTCGGTTTCCGGAGCACGGGCGAAAACGCCGGCGAGCTCGTCGGCGTCCAAATCCCATTCGAATCGAGCGCCACAAGGTTCAGCGGCGTTTTCGAAATGTCGCCCGAGATGAGCGACACGCAGCGGAACACCGTCGGATTCGACAGGCCGGTGTCGATCGTGATCTCGACGTTCTGCTGCCAGGCGCCCGTGTACGGTTCGCGGACAATCGGCATCCAGCCGCCGGCTGACGCGGCCGGCCGCGCCGGCGTCGCCAGCAGCGACCCGACGCGCGCGCGGACCGTGCTCAGGATCCCCATGCGGCCCTGCTACTCTTTGGCCGCTTTGCCGTTCGTGAGGGTGCCGCCCGACATCGCGACCGTACCGCCGTCGCCCGACGGCGCCGGCCAGGCGGCCGCGGTCAGGTACTTCACGGCGTTCGCGTTCGCCTTGACGTAGTTGATGTACCGCTCGGCGCGCAGCCCGATCATGTTGTTCTGCCAGAGCGACACCATCACGACGGTTGCGTCGGCCGGCGACATCGGCGCCGAATCCATCTGCAGCGACGCTTCGCGCGACACGTCGATCGTCACGCCGCCGTCATCCGCATACAGGATCAGCTGCGGCTGTAACGCGATCACGTTCGTGCCGGCCGCCGTCGAGCCGATGAAGGTCAGCCCCTTCCACGCGCCGCCCTGGACGGTGAGCCCGGGAAACTGCGGCGAGCCGTCCGAGTTGTTGCGGAAGGCGAGCGCGAGCAGGTTGCTCGGATTCATGATGAACGTCAGCCCGTTGACGTCGATGTTGTTCGTCGCGAAGTGATTGATCAGGCCGATGATGTCGGCGAGCGGCGCGCCCGTGGCGGCGGCCGTCGGCGCGCCGTTGGTGACGCTGGCCGGGTTCACGCCGGCGACCGCGGCGACGGCCGGATCGATGAACTGCGAATCGAGGAACCGCGCGATCCCCTGGATCATGTCGTTCCGCACCAGCGCCTCGGCGCTCGGTGACGAGAGGCGCGCGAGTTCGTCGGTGATCGCGATGATGCCGGCCGCCTTCGCCCAGGTGAGCGCCGTCGTGGCGAACGCGAGTTTCGACAGCGGCTTTGGCTTCGCTTCCCCGACCCAGTTGTACGTCCCGCCGGCCGTCTGCGTCGGTACCTGCGTATTGAACGGGACGTTTCGGAAGTTCGGGATCTTGCCGAGAATGGTCGCCGCGCGCAGCAGGTCGATGAAGTCGTTCGCGATGTTCTTCTGGACGAGCGGCCCGGCCCAGGTCGCATCGGTTGCGGTGCCGGCGCTGATTGCCGCCTTGAGCGCGAGCGCGACCTCCGGCGTCGAGTCGTCCCAGCGTTTGGCGTACTCGGCCGCTTCGTGCAGGTTGCCGTGGCAGACCGCTTTCGCGCACGCGAGCCGGACAAACGGCATCCCGATCGGCACGTTCGCGCCCTTGACCGAGATCACCGGGAGCGCCGGCGTGCGAATCGACGTGATCACCGGCACGGCGGCGGCCGCCTGGATCTTCTCGAGATCGCGCCAGCGCACGAGATCCGCGTCGATCGACTTCACCTGAATCGCGAGCCCGTCGTGCTCGGTCGCGGCGTCGTCGGTGAGCGTCTCGGCGTCGGCCGCGGCCGTTTCCATGATCTCGGCCATGCGGCCGGTGAGCGCCGCGCGCTTGTTCTCGAGCGCCGTCACGTGTTCGGTTGTCGTCAGTTTCATAACAGCCCTCGTGCGCGCCGGCCGCGCGGATAGCGATTTCACGGTGAGAATCGACGCGCTCGCGTTCATGGGAATCGCCACGAGCGACAGTTCGCAGATTTCCGCGCGCGAGATGCGGCGCGCGCCGCCTTTCAGGTATTCGATCCCGCCGTCGAGCGCGCGGAATCCGATCGAGACGCCTGTCAGGATCCCGGCCTTGATCGACTGCCACGCCTCGTCCGTGCGCGCCTTGAGCGTGCCGGGCTCGTCGACCGACGGGATCGTCGCTTCGAAGGTGATCCCGGCCGCCGTTTTCGCGAGCAGCACGCGGCCGATCGGTTGTTTCTGGTCGTGGTGATAGAGCAGCGGGATCGGATTGCGGAAGGTGGCGCCGGCCGGCTCGAACAGGTCGCCCTGGCGATCGAGCTCCGGCGTCGACGCGATCCCGGTGAAGGTGCGGCGCTCCGGCTCGAGCGCTTTAATTTCGAGTAAGGCGTAGGCGCGATCGAGCACGGGTTCGCGCTCGACTATCCGGCTAGCGACGCCTCGGCCGTTTTGTTTCGGAGAAATTATCCCCGGGCGCGACGAGTCCCACGTCGCACTTGCCCCGCACGATCCCCGTCGTGCGGCCCGGGCCGGCTTTATCGTAACTTCAGCTTGAGCAGATCGCGCACGAGCGCCGAGACGGTTTGATCGTTCTTCAGCGCCAGGCGTACGAGCCGGTCATAGTCCGACGTCCGGACATACGTCGAGAGCCGCTCGCCCGGCTCGTCGACCTTCGGCCGGCCGCGCGGCCGGTGCGGCGGATCCTCGGCCGTCATCCGATGACCGTAATCGCGTACTGCGGCGTCGCCGCCTGGGCCCGGAGCCAGCCGCCAATCGCCCACAAGATCGCGTCGATCGCGTCGATCTTGTTCGGGCTATGCG